GAAGACGTCGAAGCGATGACCTTGCCCCCACCTGTGCACATTCGTGAAAAGAAGAATCTGAATAGGTGGCAAGACTTCGTCCCAATTGGACTGATTATTCTAGTAGGGTTACTCATGATGATGTTTATCGGCCGCCCACGACCGCGTACGTCGGTTGCGCCGGTCGCGAAACCTTCGGGCTGACGGTGGAGATGATGATGAACACGACGATGCTCAACAAAGTCGTGGCCAAGGCGGTGAGCGTGAGCGGAACCGGGCCGTTCTTGTTACCCTTGACGAATTGACCGATGACCGAGCGGGCGACATCCATCCACGAGAGGGCCGCCGCGAAGAAGAAACCTTGGGTCAAGGCCGTGAGCGATTGGGATTCCAATTGCTTCGCGACGTTCTCGAGGGTGTCACCGACACGGGCGATGGCGGCGACTTGAACCGGAGCAGCGGGGGCAACGTTAACATTCGGGGCAACAGCGGTGTTCGTATTCATCATAGCGGACATCCTGGTATTTTTTATACTTTACATGCAGAAAAAAATTATTCGGGTAAGAGTTCTTCCTCTGTGAGGACGATTTTTTTATACGTAGGCGCATCTGCGATTCCCCTGGGTGCACCGATGACGTCCATGTCAGTTTCTTCATCTTCAGAATCTGAATCTGAAGATGAAGAATCATCTTCTAAGATGGCTTTAAAAGAGTCGTTATAATCCCAACCCTCCAAATCATGCTCGTCCCCCATCTATAGCATTTTTAAACATAATTTCTACGGGAATTGTCGGCTGCCACGAATCCCATCGGTCGTACGCGTCGTTGATAGCTCGCATGAGGGGGTCATCGACCTGATATCGCGTGAAATCCCCCTCAGACTCTTCCACTTCTTCGATGCTACTCCCGTCGTCGTCCTCGTCGTCGTCCTCTGGTGGTAATATACTGCCAACATCCTGACCCACCGTGTTCATGGCACAATATTTAGCGGAATATTCCAAATCTTGAGCCAATACGACGTCTCGACCACACGCCTTGCAGTATTTGCACGCCAGGAGCATGCTCTTCTCGAGAACTGGGGTGATGATGTTCACGAGGGCCTCCGCCTGTCGCGTCTCATACTCTCCAGATGATTCTCCGAAACCAGTCTTCATTAATATTGGACGTTAAAAATAACACTGGCTTTTCCCTCGCGCACGCGGAGGACGTTGTAGGCACGGGCGTAGACCCGCACGTCTCTGTCCTGGAGAGTGTTCGTGTGCAGATGAAGTTCGAGGAGTTGGTCTTTGATGACACTAAAGTTCACGTGTCCCGTGGGTGCGTGCTTTTCTGGTTCCAGGGCAAAGCTGTAGCTGTAAAACCTGCGAATGAGCTGCGTCTTGGCGTGATGAATGCCAGCCTGCACCGCCTTGAGGAAGACCGCCCGTCCCGTCTTGTTCGTGAGGACTTCTTCGCCGTCCAGGGTCAACGTGAGATAGTCGAGGTGTTCGTACAACACGAGTTTCCCTTCTTCCGTGGTTTGTCTGTAATTGTCGTAATCAAAGACTCGTGCCCCCTTTGATTGTATGACAAAGTATAACTCTTTCACTGGATTTGTAAAGTTCAATTTAAATTTTGTAACGCGTTCACCTCTGGGGATGAAAAAATTATTTTGTTGATTTTGAACGATGAGATAGTCTTTTGATGTCTTTTGAAATTTAATCTTTTCCACGGCATCCAAAAATACCATCTCACACTGAAGCGTGAAATCCTTGATGGCGTGGGTCTCGGTGAGCACGGGCAGACTTCCATCGGAGACATCCACGACGAGGTCCTCGAGTTTACGAAGTTGCACCTCGACCTCAACCTCCTGCTGGTTACACACCGTGCACAGAGGGAACGCCAGCGTGGGTTCGCGATAAAAATAGAAGGGCACGTCCACGTAAAACTCCACGTCCGCAGTGGACGGGCCGAGATAGCCCAAGATGCTGCTATCGTTCGACCGCGTGCCCGCCGTGCGCACGGGGTATTTCCCGACGACGTGATACAGGGCATTTTGTTTGGTTTGCGTAAAGTAATGTTCGCTGTATAATTGCAACCAATCCGATGTCACCCTCTGTACCATTTGTCCACCGACGAGAAAGTCCACGCGTTCGATGAGGGCGTGTCCCACGGACTCGATGTACCCCACGTTCGTTTGATTCAGTGCGGGGAGGGTGAACTTTAAACTCATGGTACGCACGAGGTCCCCCGCATTGTTCGGGAGTCTAAACCGAAGCGTCTTTCCAAAGTCCACGACCTGGTCCGCCGCGACGTCTACGAACTCTACACTAAAATTTGAATGTTTCCTGAAATTCTCTTTAAAGTGTGTGTACTCTGGGTCAGATGTGAAAAACTGGTCCTGAGGCCCTGTGGTGGCCAATTGAATTCTTCCAGCCATTCCTACTACTAGGAGTAGATTAAAACCTTAGACCACATAACCCGTGCTCGAATCGGATGACGTTGTAGTTCTCTGCGTACACCCTGACATCGTTGTCGTAACCATTGTAAAGTGGCGTGAGTTCGACTTCGAGCAGTTTATGAATGATGCGTGACATGTTCACCTGCCCCGTGGGGTAATGTCGTTCTGGGTACAGAGACCACGAGTACATGGCAAAGGTGGATGTGATGACGTAAGGTTCGAGTGCGTTCGTGTCCGGGTTGAGATAGGCCGTCGCCTTGGACGCCACTGGAATGTTCACGTGCCCCTTGAGTGGTTGTTCGTACGTCAAAAACTTTGTGTTTTGGTTGAAGACGACTTTATCATTGAATCGAAGTTCCAAACGTTTGATTGTGTTGAAGTCGGTGGGGATGTTCAAACTCTTGGGGTATCCATTTTGTGACACCACGTACATGGTTTTCACTGGGTGTTTAAAATTGAGCATGACTGCCTTTTTGTCTTCGCCGTCTTTCATGACAAACTTGGACATTTGGAGTTGCGTGATGACGTACTCCACCGGACGCGTGCGAAGGAACTGAATCTCGTCCTCGGTGATGTACACGAAGTCCGTGTCCAGTGACAGATTCTTAATCGACGCCGTGGCGTTGGCGGGGCTCGCGAGGAACACCATCTCCGAGAGTGGGCGTAACTTAAGGCGTACCTCCACGAGTTGTTTCGTGAGGGCACACACGGGAATGGCGAGCGATGGATTTCTGTAGTTATAAAATGGAAGGTCCAGGAAATAGGTGTTGTTTCCGGTGTATCGAAGGAAATCACCATGACCCGTGAGAAAGTACACCGTTTGGTTCACGTCGTCGTCGTTGTTGTACAACTGCTGGCGCATGTAGATGTATTCCCCTGAAAGTCTTTGGATGGTCTGTCCACCTATGACGAGGTCGGCCCACTCGATGAGATGTGTGCACACCGACGGGGGCCAGTACACGTCGTTCACTTCCGTGCTCTCATCCGGCTGAGGGTCGCTCAACGTAATCTTCAGCGTCATGTTACGAATGAGGTCGCCTTTGTTGTGTGGAATACTGCAGGACACTTCCTGCCCGAAATCAATGTCCCCATCGAACGGTGTCTCCACGCGTTCTTGCGCAAACTTTGTGTGTCTCTTGAAATTCATCAGGAAATGTGAAAACGTGGGTTGTCCTGTGCACCACGTGTCGGCCACACCCGTTGCTGCGAGTTTCAGTGACATCTCTGATATAAGTGAGTAAAATTTTGAGAAACAAAAAATGTGCATCCTAGTAGATATGAATCTCCAATTACGGAAGTTCAAACCCGAAACGATGGGCGATGACAAGGTGTGCGTCTTCATCGGTAAAAGAGGTACGGGTAAGTCCACCCTCGTGGCGGACATTTTGTACTACAAGAAACATCTCCCAGCAGGCATCGTGCTCTCTGGGACCGAGGAAGGCAATCACTACTACAGCAAACACGTCCCCGACTTGTTCATCTACGGTGACTACGACAAAGAAGCCATCGAAAGGGCTATCGAACGTCAACGTAAGCTCGTGAGTGCGGGAAAACAAAATTGTGGATGTTTCCTCCTCTTGGACGATTGCATGTACGACAACAAGTTTCTGAAGGACACGTGCATTCGACAATGTTTCATGAATGGAAGGCACTGGAAAATCTTCTTCATGTTGACGATGCAGTACTGCATGGACCTCCCACCCGCACTTCGAGCGAACGTGGACTACGTGTTCATCCTCAGGGAAAACATCATTCAGAACAGAGAGAAACTCTATAAAAGTTTCTTTGGCATCTTCCCTTCTTTTGACATGTTCAACAAAGTCATGGACGCGTGCACGGAAAACTACGAGTGTCTTGTTCTCGATAACACCGTGAAGAGTAATAAAATCACCGATTGTGTGTTTTGGTACAAAGCAAACGTCAGGAAAAACTTCAGAGTCGGCGCCCCAGAACTTTGGGCGGTGCACAAAAAGATGTACAACCCCAAACACATGCAAGACCGCCAGGGGGACCCGAAGAAAATGAACAAGAAGACTGCGCTCACTATCACTAAAAAGAAATGAGTGACTATTTCAGAATGTCCGACCAAATCACGACATATAATTTAACAGACACAGGAGATGGTATGGTTGCTCTGTCGCCACCGCCGAGTGAATCGCCCTCGACGGCGTTTGTTTCTGATGAAAAAAATATCCGGAAAGAACATAAAGAAACCATGGATTCAACCCCAATCTCTGAAATCATGGAAAACGAACCCGCGTCTATGATGG